TGCCAACCTAATCAATGGTCTTGCAAGAAACAACCTGTTCCTTGTGCAAGGCAACTTCCCCGGCAATAGTACAGCCTCCATCAATGGAGCAGCAGCCGTGGCAGGAGCCTTGTTCGGTGGAGCGGTATCTGGAGCAATCAATGCTCTAGCCGCTGCGGTGGGCGGTCAAAGCCCATCAGCACAGGTTTCGTTCCTTTGCAAGGCTTCAAAGATTCCATCATCCACTTTGAATACAAACAATGCGTTCTACATGGGTCGTGCTTTTAAGTACCCTGGAGATCGTACCTTCGCTGATTGGTCTATTTCTTGCTATAACGATGGTACATACGGACTACGCAAGTCTTTCGAGGCATGGATGAATCTCATGAATACAAACCGCAGCAATGTCGGTGCGAATGCCATGAGCAACTTCATGACAGACTGGACGATTACCCCACTCACCCGTGAAGGCAATCCAATTGCTCGTTATAAGATGGTTGGTTGCTGGCCCACCACCATTTCGGAAACAACGATGGACATGGGCGCACAATCAGAACCTTCAACCTTTGATGTAACGATTGCATATCAATACTTCGAAGTCGAAGGGGTAACAACCTAATTTGAAAGGTCATGAGGTATTTACATAATGGAACTCTTCGGATTTCGTCTAGATCGCTCTAAAAAAGAAAAGAAGCAGGAAAAGTCCCTGAAGTCGTTTGTCGTACCGACATTCGATGACGGGGCAATTCCTGTTGAGGCTGGCGGTTTTTATGGTCAATATGTTGATCTTGACGGTACTGTTCGAAACGATTTCGAACTGACCATGAAGTACCGTGAGATGGCACAAGACCCTATTGTTGAAGTCGCAATCGATGACATCATCAATGAAGGTATTGTAATGGGTGAAAAGAAATCACCTGTGAAAATTGTGCTTGATCGACTTAAGGCAAGCGATAATGTAAAGGAACGCATTCACGAAGAATTCAGAAATCTTCTTCGTGTCATGCAATTTGAAACAAGGGGTTCTGAAGTTTTTCGCCGTTGGTATGTCGATGGTAAGATATTCTTTCACTTGATAATTGACGAAGAAAATCCACAGAAAGGCATCCTAGAAATGCGTTATGTGGATCCAATGAACATTCAGAAAATTCGTGAGTATACGAAAGAAACACTCAAGAACGGTACAAAAATTATTACGGGATACAGAGATTTCTATCTGTACAACAAAGACAATCCCCGTGCTGGTGGAAATCCCACAGGTATCAAGATCAGCGAGGATGCAATTGCATTTTGCTCGTCCGGTTTGATGGATAGTAGATATAAAAGAACTGTTGGATATCTGCATAAGGCTATAAAGCCTCTAAATCAACTGCGAATGTTGGAAGATGCCATCGTCATCTATCGCATCAGCCGTGCGCCAGAACGCCGTATCTTCTACATCGATGTCGGTAACTTGCCGAAGACCAAGGCAGAACAATATGTCAAGGATCTCATGAACCGATACCGCAATCGTCTTGTTTACGATGCGGCAACAGGAGAAATTCGTGATGATCGCAAGTTCATGTCGATGCTTGAGGACTATTGGTTGCCTCGCCGTGAAGGTAGCCGTGGTACTGAAATCACCACCTTACAGGGCGGTCAGAATCTTGGAGAACTGACAGATGTCGTGTACTTCCAAAAGAAACTGTATCGTGCCCTTTCGGTGCCTGTAAGCCGTTTGGAGCAGGACAAGCAGTTCATGCTTGGGCGTTCCACAGAGATCACCCGTGATGAAGTTCGATTCACGAAGTATATCCACCGGCTCAGAACTAAGTTCTGTGAATTCTTCTATGACATTTTGAAGAAGCAGTTGATTCTAAAGAAAGTAATCACGGCAGAGGAATGGGCAGAAATGAAGGAAGCAATTTATTTTGACTTCCTTAAAGACAATCTATTCACAGAACTCAAGAACGCTGAACTCCGGCGGCAGCAAGTTGATGAATTGAGTAATATTAAACCATACATAGGTAAGTACTATTCTCATGAATGGGTGCGAAAGAATGTGCTTGGCTTTAGTGAAGCCGAGATCAAGCAGATGGATAAGGAAATTGAGCGTGAGCGTAATGCGGGAAAGATCGAACCCGATACTACACAGTTTGGTCTTGTGTAAAGGGGATAAATGGAAACCGATACCGACAAACTTCTCAAATCCGTTATCGAAACTCTCATCAAGAAGGAGGCTCCGAAGTTCAAGAGTCTCATTCAAAAAGAGTTGGCTTCTCGTATTTACGACAAGATCGAAGAACTAAAAAAGGCTCTTTCTGGTCAAATTGTTACCGGTGTTCAGGACAAGAAGGAAGAAGAAACTCCAGTTGCTCTTCCTGAAAATCTACCTGGGGCACCATCAGCACCACCGGTCACATCACCAACAAAGGCTGGTGATTTGAGAATCGTTCCCACAACAGCAGGGGCTGCAAAAGACGATATCTCGCTTGACCCAAACTTCGAAAAAGAGTTTTATCATTCTTCAGAAAAATACAAAAATCAGGAAGTAATCATTAAGCAGTTGGGAACTGGTTTTGGTAAACCTGTTCGTGTTTACATCAACGGACGGCGTTGGGAATTTTTTGCAGGACCAAAGGTTGCAATGAAAGCAACTAAAGAATACATCGATAGCATGGTGAAGGATGTGAAGAAAGATCCCCAACTCGCTGCGAATATGACCGCCCAAATCAAGAAAGACAAGGCTGCTGGTGTTGCCCAAGTTGCTGCGCCGGTTGACGCTGGTAAACCAAATGAAGTCGCTGATGCCGATCTCAAGAGAAAAGAACTTGAGACCGGAAAGCCGATTGAGAAGAAACCACAAGCAAAGAAACCCCCCGCTAAGTGAGGAACCCAAAATGTCGGAAGATAACTTGAACGAAAAGGTAGATATCGATGGTCGTACCCGTGTTTATAGGGAAACCGTTACTCGTCTTGAAACGGCTCGTAAGTTGCGTGAACAACGCATGAAATCGATGAAGGAAAATAAGTTCAATGGTCTTTACGATGATGGTTCGGGCAACGGTGCCTATATTCCAGAGCCGGTTGATTACACTTATACCGAAGCAATGAAGGTTGTTGAAAAGTACAAACAACTGCGGGAAAAGAAGAAGACTTTGATGGGTTCTCCGAAAGAGTCTTTGGAAAGCGCAGTTGAAATGAAAAATGAAAAATACGCAATGGCTGAAGAAGAACTAAGCCCCAAGCAGAAGGCATACCGTGCTTTCTTTGATAAGGCACTCAAGAAGTTTGGTGCTTCTTCTCCCGCTAAGATGGACGATGGCAAAAAGAAGAAGTTCTTCGATTATGTAAAGGCAAACTGGAAGGGATGAAATGAAGAAACTTACCGTAAAATTCAAGACAGACATTGCTGCAAATCAATTTGCAGAAAGTCTTGCCATACTTGATGGCAAGGCAAATGTCATTGTTGAGAATTCATCGGTGGTGGTTTCTTCAGACAATACACTCGCAATTGCATTTGCAAAAAATATTCTTGCAGAATTAAAAGAGGGTTTTGCATGTCGTGCAGCCGCAAATCGCCTTCTAGCGGCAATCACGCAGAGTATTTCTACTGGGGAAGTTTCAGAATTTTATTGCATGGACGGGAAGATTCAAACGGTTAGTCCGATTCATGCACGGGCACTTGCAAGTATTCATGATATGCTCAATGAAGAAAATCAAATCACTTTCCTTGTTCTTGCTTGCGAAAACAAGAGTGCATACGAAAAAACCGTTAACTTCGCAAGAGCAAACGAAAGAGGAGAGCAGTAATGGCATATACAGAACAAAACATTGTGACTACACAGCGCAGACTTGTAAAGAAATTTCAACTCGGCGCACACAATAGTGCAATTACATTTGGAATTACGGGAAATGCTTTTGCAAACGGTGCAACATCGGGTGAGTTTGCATTGATGACCGCAGGGATTACTAACAATACTGCTAAACTTGCATCGATTAAATCGTCTTGTAACAATCGATACTACCTTACATGGGGTGGGTCGGCAGGAGCAACTGCTTTCGATTCTGGACAAGCAGGAAACCTAGATTTCTATTTTGAGAGATTTACGATTCCGAATAATGCAACAACACCAAATGGACAAATGACTATTACGCCAACAACGGTTACTGGAACTATCATTCTTGAATTTGTACTCTAATGCCTCTTTTTAAACAGGATCTTGTTAAAACAAACAAACGCTATGTCACGAAAATCGTGGCACAGGATGTTGAAGCAGAAAATTACGAAGGCACAACAATTGGATTGACATCTTCTGCGTTTGCTGATTATGACCTGAGCGGCATTCAAGAAAAAGATATCAAACTTTATTCTGTTTGGTCAACTGGAGTTGGTGGTGGTTTAATTGACAGCGGGTGGTGTGTTAGATGGGGCGCAGATCAAACACCGTTTAAAATGGATGCATCAGATATCGGAATTTTTGTAGGCAATGATGTTGATGAGTTTTTTCTAGAGCGATTTTCACACAGTAACCGTGCAGAAACAAATTATGGGCAAATCTCAGTAACTCTAAATAATGCAGAAACAAGACCCGTTTCGGGGACCATTATTTTGGAATTCACGATCTAAAGGAGCAGTCGATGAAACTCATTTGCGAAGTCAACGAAGAAATTGAAATTTTGACTGAAGACAAGAACGGTCAAAAGCAATATTTCATTGAAGGCACCTTCCTACAGGGCGATATCAAGAATCGAAATGGTCGTGTATATGAGTTCAAGATGCTCAAGGATAAGGTAGAGCAGTATCGCAAAGAATTTGTACAGCAAAAGAGAGCATTCGGTGAGTTGGGGCACCCCGAAGGACCAACCATCAATCTTGAGCGTGTGTCTCATATGATCATGGAATTGGCTCCTGATGGCAAGAACTTCTATGGCAAAGCCAAAATCATGGATACGCCATATGGAAAGATCGTAAAGAACCTGATGGACGAGGGTGCCAAGTTGGGCGTTTCCTCCCGTGGTGTCGGTTCTCTTGAAGAAAAGAATGGCGCAAACTATGTAAAAGACGATTTCCGTCTTTCAACAGCCGCTGATATTGTTGCCGACCCTTCCGCCCCCGATGCATTCGTGCGTGGCGTAATGGAGGGTCGGGAGTGGGTCTATGAGAATGGACTGCTCGTAGCAAGAGAGATTGATGAGATCAAAGAAAGCATTCGCAAGGCTTCTTCCAGAAAGTTGGAAGAACAAATGGTAAAGGCATTCCAGAAATTCATCAATCGTTTGTGAACCCAAAAAACTAACCCCGTATAAATAACCAATACCAAGGAGAACACTCATGGATTACCAGAACGAGGAAATCGAAGAAGTCATCCTCGATGAGGAAGAGGTCACCGAAGAGGAAACCGATTCCCTCGAAGAGGCTAACAAAGGCGCACAGCAGAAGCAAGCAAAGAATGTTGCTTCGAAGAAGGGCATGGCTGAGGAAGAGGAAGAAGAGGAAGTCGCTGAAGAGCAGACTGCCAATGCTTCCAAGACCGGCGCAGGCTCTGGCAAGTATGCAGGACTTTACAAGGACGGCACAGGCAAGGGGGCAGTTATCCCCGGCCCAGTAGAAACTGGCTTGGCTGGTGGCGATTCGAAGTCAAAGTTGGCTGCTAGCGTCAAGTCTAAGAAGGCAATGCGTGAGGACATGGATGTACACATGACAGCCATGTTTGACGGCGAAGACATCAGCGAAGACTTCAAAACCAAGGCTTCGACAATCTTTGAGGCTGCAATCAATGAGCGTGTAGAGCAAATCAAGACAGAACTTGAGGAGCAGTACAACAACAGACTCAATGAGGAGATCGAAGAGAACAAGAAGGCTTTGACCGAGCAACTTGATTCCTATCTCTCGTATGTCGTTGAGGAGTGGGTTGAGGAGAACCGTCTATCAATTGAGAAGGGCATCCGCACAGAGGTTGCCGAAGAGTTTATGGAAGGTCTTCGCAATCTGTTTGTTGAACACGACATCATGGTTCCCGAAGCAAAGGTCGATCTTGCCGACAAGATGGCAGAGACTGCCGATGAACTCAAGGCTCGTCTTGACGAGGAGATCATGAAGAATGTCAAGTTGGTGGAAGAAGTCAAGTCATATCGGCGTGAGCAGATTCTTGACGAAATGGCTACCGACCTCACAGTTACACAGAAAGAGCGTTTCCGCACTCTAGCCGAGGGTGTCACCCTTGAAGGCGAAGAGAATGATGTCCGTAATAAGTTGGAGATCATCAAGGAATCCTACTTTACAGGCAAGAAGCCCGTTCTCACAGAAGAGACCGCAGCGACTGCCGAAGAGAGCATCGATGAGACACCCATTGGTGGTCAAGTCGAGAACCTAAGCGAATCGATGAGAGTCTATGCAGACACGCTTCGCCGGATCACCAAAAGGTAATTAGTCAAAAAACTAAATATCAAAGTTACTTTTTAATCACAACAACACCAAGGAGAATCCATAAATGGAACTCACAATTTCTGAAGCACTTCAAAAGAAGTGGCAACCAATCCTTGAACACCCCGATCTACCGGCAATCAAGGACAACTACCGCAAGACGGTAACAACCATGCTCTTGGAGAACCAGGAGCAGTATCTCAAGGAAGCCGCTCCCACCAACTTTGCAGGAACCATGCCCGACACAGGCGGCGTTGCAAAGTGGGATCCAATCCTCATTTCGCTCGTTCGTCGTGCAATGCCAAACCTGATTGCTTATGATATCTGCGGCGTTCAGCCAATGAGCGGTCCAACCGGACTTATCTTTGCAATGCGTAGCCGTTATCAGAGTCAGGGCGGCCCAGAAGCACTCTATCAGGAAGCCGATACCACCTACTCTGGTGGAACTGGCGCTTCTGTCAGCGGCTTCACCGGTGCCGACTTCAGCAACACTCCAGGCGTTGATCCTTTCGGCGTTGGTATCACCAACGGCACCGCAATGTCCACGCTTCTTGGCGAAGGATTGGGTGATAGCGCAAGCAACCCATTCGCACAGATGGCATTCAGCATTGAGAAGACCACGGTCGAAGCAAAGACCCGTGCCCTCAAGGCAGAATACACCATGGAACTCGCACAGGATCTTAAGGCAATCCACGGTCTTGATGCAGAGACTGAACTTGCCAACATTCTGTCGAGCGAAATCCTTGCTGAAATCAACCGTGAAGTTGTCCGTGTGATCTATGCTAACGCCAAGTTGGGCGCAAAGACAGGCACCACACAGACAGCAGGCGTGTTCGATCTCAATGTCGATTCCAACGGTCGTTGGTCGGTTGAGAAGTTCAAGGGTCTGCTCTTCCAGATTGAGCGTGAGTGCAACATGATCGCCAAGGAAACCCGCCGTGGAAAGGGCAACTTCATTGTCTGCTCCTCGGATGTTGCCTCGGCTCTATCGATGGCAGGCGTTCTTGACTACGCCCCCGCCCTCAGCACCAACCTCAATGTTGATGACACAGGCAACACCTTCGCAGGTGTCCTCAACGGCAAGTTGCGGGTCTACATCGATCCCTATTCGTCCATGACAACCACCCATGACTTCTTCATGGCGGGTTATAAGGGATCGAGCGCATATGACGCTGGTATGTTCTACTGCCCATATGTTCCGCTACAGATGGTTCGTGCTGTTGGTGAGAACTCCTTCCAGCCAAAGATCGGCTTCAAGACTCGTTACGGTCTTGTCAACAATCCGTTTGCAACGATCAAGGCTAACAACACATCGGTTTCGGATCCTTACAGCGCAGATGCGACTCGTAAGAACATCTACTACCGCATCGTGAAGGTCACCAACCTCTTCTGATAGATCGCTCTATCTGAAGATAGTAAATTCGGGGGCTGTGGGGAGAAATCTCCACAGCCCTCTTTCTTTTTCCTAAATAAAAGTAATGACCGTACCAAAGATTCCTGATGACATTGTTTCGGGCAGTCTCAACCGTCAGCCCATCAATACAAATCCTGCATTTGCGACCAATTATCGGTTGATGATTCCAAAAGTTCGCAACGGGATATTTTTTTGCACAGAAGTTTCATTTCCGTCTTTGACGATGGATCCCATTAAAGTTCCTGTCCCATTTTCGGTTGCCTTAAAATTCTTCGGCAATAAAATTGATCATGGTGAACTCTCTGTGAAGTTTGTCGTCAATGAAGACTTCAGCAATTGGTTTCAGATGTCTGACTGGTTTACAAAGTCTTTGAACTACTATGGATTCTTCAAGGATGGGTCGCAGGCTAGAATGATGAATCTAATAGCAGATTCGGGTCAGTTGCTTATTCTCAACAACAAAAAGTATCCTGTAGCCCGTGTATTGTTCGATGGGTTGATGATAACAGGTTTGAGCAATTTGCCAATGAACTCTGCTGTTGCAGATGCACCATTCATAACATGTGATGCAACATTTCAATTCACATCATATGACATAAAGGATCCGTGATGACAACACCTGATGTCAAAAATTGGATTCCTGAATTAGAAAACTATGGTGCCTTGGGGAACAACCCAAGCAATATGAATCTTGCCTCAAGCACAAACTTCAGATTTGTGTGCGAGAAGGTTCCAAATGTCACATATTTTTGTACGGCAGTAAGCACACCAAGTCTTTCTTACACACCCCTTGTACTTAATCATATGTTTGCAGCAAATGACATTAAGTTTCCGGGTGGAAGATCGCCATCGGACATATCCTTGAGATTCATCATCAACGAGAACTTTTCAAATTACATGGAGATGGTTCGTTGGATGAGATCGGGTGTTCCCTACCGAGACTTCAAGGAAATAGTTCCTGAGTATCGTGGAAATGTGAACCATGGAAAACTGTTCTTTCTTAACAACAAGAAAAACCCAATTTTGATGATGACTTTTACGAACTTGATCCCCACACAGATATCGGGATTCACACTATCATCATCCGAATCTGAGCCGAGCGTATTGACTGCAACAGTCAATTTCGTATTTGATACTTTCAGTACCGTTAAGATTTAACCCATCATGTTGCCGTAGTCAAAATCGGAGACATCATCATCATCACCGAATTTCTTCGTGTCCATTGGTGGCATGGGTTTTGCGGCAGGCATTGGTTTTGATGGTGCCCTTGTTGAAGTTTTTGTTCTTTTATCTGTGGGCTTGACAGGGGTCATTGCTCTCTTGGGATTCATTGGTTTCGATGATTTCCTTGGCATGACATCACTCCTTTTTAATCCCTGAGAATCGGACGATCAATTCAGTTCCCCTATGCTGTAGGTTCATCAAAACCTCATCCCACCCCTTCTCACGCAAACGATTACATTCTTTCATGGTCATATGAAAGAGTAATGTGGGGGATATTTCGCTTCCAGTTTTGTAGACCATGGTCACGATGTAATCACGCTTTGAAGAATTTGGCGTGGGCATAAGAGTGTTTATGTTCCCGAGATTGGTTAAATAAGTAAGTTGAGACAATTTCATAAGATTTCATGAACAATATGAATTCCATCATTCGTAACACAGTATGAGGAGATTACCATGAAAGCAATTCTATCGATTCTCGCAAGCCTGATCATGCTCGGTGGTGGAGACATTCAAAAGGCACAGCCACAACCACAGCAAAGCATCGACACCTTCTTCGTTCAATGGAAGGGGGGAGCAGACAAGGATTCCATACTGTCAGGAATCGATGGAGTCGAAAGTGCGGAACACTATTCCCACATTCCGAACCTAACAATTGTCAACATGGACAGCATTGATTCAATGCATGGTGCAATTGCTTCGTTGAAGACAAATCCCAATATCGAATTCGTTGAGGAGGATCGTCTGTTCACAGCGACACGGCACGAAGTCATTCCAAACGATGCGGGCTTTTCGCAATGTTGGGGACATCGCAATACGGGGCAGTCGGGTGGACTCGTCAACTTCGACATGAACACCACGAATGCGTGGTCGATCACCAAGGGTTCTTCCACGATTCGAATCCTTGTAATCGAAACGGGAATACAGCAGGATCATCCCGACATCAACCAAATTACAGGTCGTGATTTTACTACGGGTGCGGTGAATGGTGTAGCGGGAGGAGGTCCAAGCAGTCTATTTGACAATCATGGCACAGCCGTGGCAGGATGCATCACAGCAATTATCAACAACTCAATTGGTACGGTGGGGGTTGCACCAGACTGCAAGGTTGTCTCTGCTAAGGTGGGTACGGCAAATACGGCAGGATCATGGCAGGGGCAGACATCTTGGACGGTGAATGCAATTAATTGGGCAATCGCAAATGGTGTCCGTGTCACCAACAACAGCAATGATTACGGTACGGCTTCCACCGCCATGACGAATGCATACACGGCTGCAAGAAATGCAGGAATTGTCAATTTTGCCAGTTCAGGAAATTCTGGAAATACAACAATGGGATATCCAGCAACTGCTTCAAGCGTGAACGCAGTAGGTGCTTCAAGTAGAAACGGGCAAAGGGCATCCTTCTCCTCGTATGGAACAAAACTTGCATTCATTGCACCTGGTCAGTCTATCTACACCACGGATCGGACAGGAACGAACGGATATGGATCGGGGGACTACACCACGATTGACGGCACATCGTTCTCATCGCCATATGCAGCAGGGGTAGCAGCGTTGATTCTTTCAGTCAATCCTTCTCTTTCGGCAGCACAGGTGGAATCGATCATGCAATCAACATGCAGGGACATCGGGACAGTCGGGTTTGATACGCTCACGGGATGGGGAATGCTGAATGCTGATGCGGCAGTCCGTGCGGCACAGCCCGTGCCTTGCCCCGCAGACTTCACAGGAGATCGTTTGGTGAATGGAAGTGATTTGGGAATTCTCTTGGCTTCGTGGGGAACAAATCAAAACGATATTAATGGGGATGGTTTTGTTGATGGGAGCGATCTTGGAATGCTACTTTCTGCTTGGGGTGCCTGTCCCTAAATAGGAATATGAAATCGATATGCAATTTTATTGTTGCGGCATTACTCGCAATTACCATAACATCCTGCAAGACGATTCCGAATGTCGAGCCGTCCACGGGAGCATCATCCGCAGCACTCAACTCGGTCGTTGACAATACCAACGATCACATTTCCAACATTAAGCGTGATGCACAGGAAATCAAGACGGATGCGGCAGGCATACTGTTGACCAAAAACAACAGTCCACAGCAGATGGTAGATAAGATTCATGCCAATGCCGAAAATATCATCGAATCTGCAAATGCGGTGGAAAAGGAAAACGGCAAACTGAAGAAGTTGTCGGCTGAGGTAATAAAACTAGAGAAGTCATTGACCAACTTGCAGATCGCCATGGACGAAGCAAAGATCGCTGCCATGGAGCGTCTATATGGATACATCACATTGTTTTGGATCATCGGCTTCCTGCTCATTGCGGCGGGTGCCGCCGTTGCATTCTTTCTGAACAAGTCATATGGTGGAATGCTTGCCCTGCTCGGTGCATTGATGCTCGGTTTTGCATCAGCATCGCATCGATACATGGATCAGATCGCCATGGTGGGGGCAGTACTTTTGATTGTCGGTTTCGTGGTTGCGGTCGCCATGATCGTATGGTCAACCGTCAACAGCAAGCGAAATGCAACAGCAGTCAAGGAAATCGTAGAAATGATTCAGATACTCAAGGAAACGATGACCGAAGACGAGCAGAAAAGAATCTTTGGTCCCGATGGAGTTGCATCCACAGTACAGTCTGACCTGACAAAGGAAATCATTGCCAAGATCAAGGAAAAGAACGGATTCAAGAAGTTGGAAGAGGCAAGAAGGCTGATACAGCAGGACAGCAAGGAAGTGCAGACTCCAAAATCCTAAATAGAATACTTCATTATAGGTAAGATCCTCACAAACATCAGCAAAGAAAAGGGAGAAACAAATGGCTAATTATCTTTGGGTCGGCGGTTATACAGGATTCACCGGAACCAACAGCGGTTGGTCTGGACAATATGGTGGAGTAACCGGAAGACAGGTATGGACAAGTGTTGCTAGCGGAGCAACGAGTTCATTTGGCGATATCTTCTATGCTTCATATGCATGGAATCTTCCACAGAACTGGCGACTTCGTGTCGGTGCCACAGCAAACCCCGGTGGATTCAATTACATTTCAACCACAAATACACCAGCAGGCGGTGATGCAGTATATTTTGGATCTTTTGGTACTGATGTGACCGGAAGTAGCGGTCCTATTAGTTCGACTGGAGGAGCAATTGCTCCGTACAATATCTCTTGTTTGTTTGGTGGTATGTCCGGAGATGGACCAACGGCGTTTAGCGGTGCTACTGGATGGGCAAATGGAACTACTGCAAATCGATATGGTAATGTTACATTCTATGTTAATTCAACATTTAAGCCAACATCCAATCCATTTGGATTCAGAACCGGAGAAATTGGCATAGGTGTTACTGGAACGAATGACCTTTCATTGCACTTCCCATTAAGAATTCGAACAGCAGATTTCCTACAGTCTTTTGACAATTCAACACCACCACAAAAAGTTGCTGTTAAAAACTTGGGTACAAGCACAAACAGCCTCCTACAGTCGAACGCAACTTCTAGTCTTATTTCTGGAAGTGGAACCTGTGTGGTGAGTGGTACTTGGTACAATATCGTGCAAGCGGGAGGAACCATGTATCTGACCGACTGCACAACGACATATCTCGGAGTGCAGCAAAATGTTGGTTCATTCTATTCCGACAATACAAATCTCATCGAATATGCATTTATCAGACCCTATACTTGTTCTGGACAAATCTCCATGTGGGGAAGCCAAAATCCACTAACCTATCTTGAAGTGGGAACTTGGAACCCCAACGGCAACTTCTTCAATCTTGGTGATTTTGGAACAGGCACACTTCCCGTAGTCACAGAATTTAAAACCCTGGGATTGGGATTTGCTGGTAGCGGAACAGGACAAGCAATACGGCTAGGGAGTGTTCAAATCGATCTTCTGAAAGCCGATGCTGCTAAGATTTCGGTGCATCCAAATGTGGGCAATTATGACTATTGCATTATTCGTGATGGTTACATCAAAAATGGATCCATCGATATGTCACACCCCACAATTACAAATTGGCAAAACTTCTTGTTGGGGTATAACCCATCTGATGAGGGATTGCGTGTCGATAGTCCAAATGTAGTAATGAAATGCTACGCTGGACAATCTCTCGTATCTGCTGGTGAAGCAATAACGGGTTCATAAACTATCTAAAACCCAAAAGAACAACGGAGGGGACGAAAGTCCTCTCCGTTGCTTTTTGTTGTTATCGGACTTTTGTCAGGAACGGTCTATACGGGCTGCTGCGACCGCCCCTGCCAACAGGGTAGCCAATGCGGAGTAGATGGCACAGGCTCCCCAGAAGCCAAACCCGTGGCTCTTGATCCACTCGTATACGGATAGCCATACTGCGGAAATCGCAAAGGTGAGTGGGAAGGTCACGATAATCACCAAAAGAATAATCAATGCCATTTGTGCGGACGATGGTGTATAGTTTCTTTTCTTATTCATGTTCAAAAACTTTCGTGATGGTCTCTTTCTTCGCCCTCAACAATCCAACCTTGATGAATCATGGCTTCCCATACTTCACGGGCAACAGGCACTCCAATACCCGCTCGGGAATCTTCGTTATTCAGCATCAATGTCCATCTTCCAACTGATGGGGTATTGACATCTATCATGGGTTTGGGATCGTCTGGTCCTTGAAATCCCTCTCCCCAAATAGAAATGTATTCCCCTCCATTATTTCCGTAAAGATAATCCTTACGGAAATGCACCCGCTTTTTTGGATGTTTGTCCCATGCAAGAGTCCAAGTCATATTAAGTACCTCTCAAATTCATTTTAGAAATTCCCTCTCCCGTGGTGTAGTAGATATGGTCAAAGACCTCAACGCACCACGGGAGGCATTTCGGGCACGGGCGGCTGATGCGCTCCTGCCCGAATCTATTGAATCGGAAATTCCATAGTTCAAGACCACGCTTGTCATCACACTTTCGGAATGCATCCAATTCAGAATGCATCTCATCGAAAAGATATCCGTACTTTCGGGCAAGGGGGTGGGTCTTCATCTGATTGGTTCCGACTGCGAGTACCTTGCCTTTATGAATGATCACGCTGCAATGACGCTTGGGGCGGTCGATGCAGAGACAAATCTCCTTCGCCATCTCATAGAGATTGCATGGACACTCAATCAGTCTTTCATTGCCGCTTGCCATTCAGAAAACTCCTCGGGAGACATCTTTGCCATGGTATCAACAAAGTCGAAGTACTCTTTGTGCCATGTTGTACCTTCGGGATTGTGTGGCTCGGTTGGTGGGTATGAATATGCCAATCCCTCCAACTCATGAATTCGATCCCGTGCTTCTTTGAGAAGATCGGCAATATGTGTTCGTCCAATTTCTTCCATGCCACCATGAATTGCACGGTGAGTGAAAGTCAGGCGATCTACAATATGAATTGGTTTCATGGCATCCATGGACCTGTGGGACCATTGGGGTCTTCCATGTAGTGAACCTTTCCGATTGCTTCATCGGTCACAGCATTGGTCATCTCCTTGGCATCATCGTTCAGTTCAGCGATGTATGACTGCAAGGCTTCCTCTGCATCTCTGCGAGTGAGATAACTCTTGCTCGGCTCTGTCCATGTATGATCCCAAAAAACCCAACCACCATCACGGGGACTGTACTGAACAGGATCTGGCTGCCTCATGTTTCGATTGAAACCATCGATCCATTCGACATTTGCACGAACCATGTCGTGTGCATCACATTCCATCGGATAGTGCTTGAGCAGTTGCCGTGCCTTCTTGCGAATTGCAAGAGGAACCTTTGTTTGCTGCGAATCCAACAACGAGAACAGGAATTCCCGTGTGTTGTTCATGGCGATGTAGTGTTCGTATGGTAAGGTCATTTGGATAGATGATAACGCATAATTCAAGCGATGTCAAGCCAAAATCAACAACCCCCCACGGTTTCGAACCCGTGAGGGGTGTTGCCTCTCTGCGCTCTGCGAGGATTTTATGTTTAACGAACTAGCGAGGAAGATACCGCTAGACCGTCCGAAACCGGTGGGGATCCAACCACACAGTTCTTCTCAATCCCGCATGGTGATCGCCATGGCGGAATCGTTCGGAAGTACGCAGGGGTAACCCACCCCTGCCGCACCGTGCCTAAATGCTATTTTACTTCGCACGGTCGAAGGTGGTTAGTTTCGAACGAATCGAAACAGGGAGCGAATCCTCTTCACCACATGACTTAATTATAGCGTCTTGTTCGGGAAAGTCAAGGGGTTTATGCCTCAAGAGCGTAATTTGTGTTATGGGACTCAAACTGCTCGTAAACCCTTTTGTTGGCGTTCTTCAAGAACCGACCAACAAGAATATCGGCGTAGAAATTATTTGCATCCATGGAAACTACAGGCTTGGAGTATTTCTTTCCAGGATACAACTCTTCGAATGAAGTCCTTTGCATTCGGTATTTCGAATTCTGGCAGAGTTCTACCCACAGCCCCCGTGCAACCGTGGCGGTCAGGGTATTCTGCTCCTTCAGAAGATGACCAATTTCGGTGGGCTTGATTGGGACATCCGCATCAGGCATCGATGATGGGTGAATCCGAATGTACGGATATACCTCAACAATGTCATGGATGGTGTTGTAGCAAAAGACCACGATGCATGGCGCACCGAATTGATTGGTGCCTTGCAGAAAGTAGTAAAGCCACTCAGGGTTCATGATTGATCCTTTGGCAGACTTGCAGCCCATGCGATGATCGAAGCAACCTTGTCGGGAGGCACATGCCCCAAAACGAAGTCGTTGGTTGAACTGAACACCACGAACTCACCACGGGGATCGATGACGGCGACCTCGGCATCGGGCGATGTATGAGAAGCATCAGCACTACGCCAACTGTCAAAACCCGAATTCAGGTCTCTCATGGCACAGTAGTGGTGACAACCAAACTGCACCGACACGGTGTAGCCATTCTCAAAGGTCATTTGAAACCCTTGATTCTGATGGCAACCAAACGATGCGGTCTTTGCAGAACTGTCTGTTTGCATACGAGTGATTTTACACTCGGACGGGAACTTTTGCAAGAGGGGTCTGACGGGGTTTCAATAGTTTCTTTTGCGCTTTTTCCTGCGCCTTGAAGAATCCCTCGGTGAAGCCACAATGCTTTCCGATGTCATAACCTCTCTTATAACCCAACTGATAAAGATAGCATTGTGATGCGAGAAATCCACAACCAATGCCGATTGAGAAAAGCGTGTATTCAACTGCCTGTAGTGCGTCTGTGTTCATAGGACAAGTATATCTACGGCGGCAGTTTTTGAACGCCGTCTTAACAATCATTCGTCTTTATCCATACCCCATTGGAATGTTGGGTGGTCTCCGCTGTGTAGACGGTCACGAATGTACCCCTGAACATCATCGATGTCATCGGGCACTTCAATCTCATGACAGTCTGCAAGAACATCATAAGTCTTGCCATCACTCAACACGATGTACTTCGTAAAGGTGCGGTGACGGTGCGGGGGAATGAAATCTTCTTCGTTAACCTTTGGCATTTTCGTATCTCTGTTGAAACTTTGCGTGAATCCTTGCGGAAAGCATGGTGAGGGTCTTGAACCCTTCGGCATTAGCCTTGTTCATGCATCTGCTGATCAGTCAGATGCCCTAGTGCGCCAAATCGCAACCCATACATGAGGAGAAGTATAACAACACCTCTCCGTTTGTCAAGACAATTTGTTGATGGCGATCAGATGAACCACCATCTTGTAGATCGTGATTGAACCAAGCAGAATGCTTCCCGCAACTGCAAGTTCACCAATACCACTCATGATGTCCTTTGCGCTGCAAGAATTGGTTGCCTTCTTCTTAATGACAGTCTTCTTCTTTTTCGTGGGCATGATTTCTCCTTAAAGTGTTTTGAGTGCGATAGCAATCACCACGATTCCGACAGGAATTGTGATAATGACTGTTGTTGTCAATGGATGATCAAACATCCAATACATGATTTTCTGTCGTGTCATTCTTTTTCCTCTAGAAACTTTCCGTATGCTCCCTGACAAGTGCGATCCCATTCCGCCTCATGAAAACTCTCGTTCTCAAGAATGGTGTCTTCCAACTCCTTGAGAACCTTGCGGAATGCGGCTCGTTCCTTCGGACTGTATGCTTCCTTGTCGTTGATGCAATCATTCAGAAACTTGACGGCATCAAACTTCGGCTCGGGCTTGCGCTTCGGCTTGGGCGTGTCCCATTCGATGTGCATACCCTTCTTCAGTCCGTTGGCGGTGCGAGTGTTCCTCGGCTTGTTCGGTGCGCTTGGCATATCTGTCCTTCTTATACGGCTAGATTTGTGGAAATCTGTCCTTCTTAAAAGGACAGATGTTTGTGTACGAAACCACCCCACGATGGGGTGGCTCGGAGAGAGAAACTTATCGGTTAGTCAGGGACGGTCTGATCGTAGTAGAACTGCCCCTCTTCGGTCAGGTTGTAGTAGGGATTGCCCTGCTCGTCCCACACGGTCACCTCAACCATCTTGCCTTCGGTTCCCGTGGGCAGCGTGGCGTTCTCCTCCATCGCACCCATCAGGACGGAGACTGCCATGGACGGATTGTTGGTCAGCATCCACACCGCCATCTCTTGCAGAGTCATGGTGGCGGGACGATCCTTATAGGACATCCAATGGTTTTCTGCGGTCTCGGTCGCAGGGGCGGGAGGGGTCATGACGGCTGTTGCTGTCTGTTTCATGGGGGCTTCTCTCTTCACTTGAATAATACCATAACCGCCGTGGGGGTCAAGGGGTAAGTGGGTCGGAATCCCATTTTTCCATCGATTTTATTATCGGACTTTGTGTCTCAATACCGTGTTTTTAGCAGGGTAATGGCAGCAAAGATATCGGACACAGAAAGTGAGGTTCCTGTCCAATTCATCATGATCTTGGAAGTGCTAGCCCCCTGATAGAGGTTATTGCCCACTACCTTGTACAGAGGCTCTTCCGTGCTTGCGCCCTTGAACACGATGCCCTTTTCATAGTTGTAGATGCAGTTCGATGTGGATGCACCCATGTATGCTTTCGTCCCGACAATCGTCAGAAGTGCCTTGCTCGTACCCGCTCCTGCCCATACCTTGCCACTCTTAAGATTGCATAGAGGAAGACCAAGATTTGTTTGGTCATAGAAGATGTTTCCATACTTCTTGAAGATGGGGAGTGCGGTTCCTGCGCCTTTGTATACCTGTGTCAGACTCATGAAGGTATTTAGGTCAGCCGCTTCCCTTGTAAAGTTCTCTCTCCAAGTCCATGCATTCCTTCAGCCATACATCACGATCAGCAATGCGCTGCTCAAGATGACGAATGTGGATTGCTGCCTTTTCGCAAATACCGGAAACTTCAGGATTTGCCCATTCCCACTTGCCACGGACTTTGTTGAGTTCATCAATGATTTCTTGTGATTGATTCATGGTTACTCCCAAAAGTTTTGCTGATTGATTTTCTCGGATCGCTCGTCAAGTTCCTTCTGCAACTTCTTGCCAGCATCGGATTCCTTCCATGCTTCGATGGCAGGGTGGCTACAAGAGCAGACAAGAGCCTCTTCGGTGTTTGGTCCTACAAGCATTCCGTCCCACTCATAGCACCAATGCCAACCCTGCTCCCATTCTTCTTTGGTGAGTCCATCTCCAGCACGGTCAAGTTCAATATAGCGTTCTTGGTTCATTTTACGGCTCCTTCTTGAGGATGTTCTTGCCACCCGCACGAATCCATGCTTCGTATGCAGGACGCAAAGCAGCAATATTTGATTGAGCATGGTTCGATCCTGCCATTAGCCACATGAATTGCTCGGATTCCATGACTTCATTCGCAATCTGATTTCGCTTGTCTTCAAACTTGCGATCTTCCTCTGTGACGATTGAATTATGAATGTCAAGATATCCACACTCAATTCCTAGAGTGTATGCATCCATATCAAATCCGAAGACCTGATACAGAACATATCGATAGGAACCACGATCCTTCAGGTCGCCTTTGTGGATGCGCTCACATACTGCAAAGAATGCCTTCAACTTGTCCTCATAGGAGAGATTATCCCAAAAGGAATTGGCATCCTTGCGGAAATCGTCCATCGACTCATGCATATAGTCGGAAAATGACTTGCCATGCTCGTCCTTCTTGTTGATAGCCTCTAGGAATCTGTCGATTCCCTGCTTCGGAGCATCACTTTGTTCGCTTGACATTTGGCTTCTCTCCTATGTTGATGAGTTGAGTCATGAGATGATCTCTTTCTTTTTGTGCATTCACGATTTCTGCTGCGGCACGGCGAAGTATAACTTGTTCAATCGTGGAACCCATGCCACGATCAAGATATGCATTGATCACATCGATGATTTCGCCGTCAGTCATGAGAGACATTCTCTAATTCCTTTACTCTTGCTTTCAGTCTAGCGATCTCATCGGCAGATGCAATCAGGGTCTCTTGAATTTCTTTCCAAAAAGAAAACATAGGAGACATAGAAGTTGCACGAACTCGCTCTTCGATTTCCATTTCGGAAATGCGTTGCTTCAGAATATCAATAGACAATTGATTCTGATATTCATGAATTGGATTTAGTTCATGCCTTGTCATAGGTATTGTTCTCCCACATCTGACCCTGAAGGATCATATATGCGCTTTGAATGATTTCGGCAAGCCCTTCAATGTCGCCTCTCTTCGTGTTGGGATCGTAATAGCCATCGAAGTCCCACATAAGAACGGACGCATCGAATATGCGCTGCTTCAGTTCATCGAATTCTCTTTGAGTACAGGATGCCCGTACTTTCTTTGATTTCATCTTCTTGGTCATG